CAACTTGGCAGATAACAGAACAAATGTTATTCGTTATGAATGTGGTCAAGTAGTGGCAGAATTAGAGCCAGACTCAGAAGGCGTGCTTAAAATAAAAAAGATTTTAGAGCGTAAATAATGGCTAAAACACCTACAAATATTTACTTTACACCTGTCAAAAAAAGAACTAGCATAGGGCGTTCTTCACGCACAAGGCCGAAGAACAAAAACAAAAGACGTCAATACGTCAAATACAGAGGTCAAGGCTAATGGGTAAATTGTGTCCTGAAGGAAAAGCAGCAGCAAAAAGAAAGTTTGACGTTTATCCTTCCGCTTACGCGAATATTTACGCATCAAAATATTGTAAAGGAAAAATTAAGAGAAAAGCAAATGGCGGAGCAATTAAATCTAATAAACTTTCTCAAAAAAGAAAAAAGATTTCTCACCTTAATGGAGGTGGTATTGCGAGGGGATGCGGAGCAGTTGCAGAAAACAAAAGAAAAGTCACTAAATACACATAATGTCAAAGAAAGGACTCAAAGAATGGTTAGACGAGAAATGGGTAGATATTGGAGCCCCGAAGAAAGACGGAAAATATCAACCTTGTGGAAGAAAAAGCAGCAAGGGGAGCAAGAGAAAATACCCGAAATGCGTTCCACTTGCGAAAGCCACACGGATGACAAAGTCGCAAAAGGAGAGTGCTGTTGCCAGAAAAAGAAGTAAACCACAAGGAGTTGGGGGTAAACCTACAAACGTAAAAACGTTTGCAGCAACAGGAGGTTTTATATCAAAAGAAAGAAGAGCGGGAGCAGCCTTAAGAGGCTTTGATTTTAAAGGTGTATTCTAAAAAAGAAATAACAGACGACGTTCGTAAATGGTCAGAACATTTTCTAGAAGTTTCTAATAAACATTTAGGTGGTTTTCCAGCTTGTCCTTTTGCTAAAAAAACATGGCAAGATAATAAAGTTGTTGTTGAGATAAAAAGAAAATATAAACAATATAAAGCAGAATTAAATACACATATAAAAAAATTGGATTTTAAAGTTCATGAGATATTAATATTTTGTGATCCGTATTTTAATTACTCGCTTGATGAGTTTCAAAATATCATTGATGACTACAATGAGTGGTATAACAAAAAAGATATATTTTTTATGGGATTTCATCCAAAAAACCCAGCTAATGAAGAGGAACAGGAGTTTTTAGTAACACCTAGTGGAGAAATGCCTCAAGTAGAAAGTGACTTAGCGTATTCTATGATGTTGGTACAAAAGTTCTCGCAATTACAGGAAGCTTCTGATAAACTACATAAATCTGGCTACTATAAGTTGTGGCCCAGAGGATACTATCAAGACGTTGTGGTATCAAGACAAAAAACCTATAGACGAATATTCGGAGGTCAACATGATGGGTAAGAAAAAAAGAGTCGGTATGATGAAAAAAGGCGGTAAGCCAGTTGTTAAAAAACGTGGTGGCGGCATGATGGGTGCTAAGAAGAAAAAAGTCACCAAAAAAAGAGGTGGCGGCATGATGGGTGCTAAGAAGAAAAAGGCAAAATAATAAATGCCAACTTACGCTTCAACAGCAACATTTGACCTCTCTATTGATGAAATAGCAGAAGAAGCATTTGAACGTTGCGGTTTACAAGTACGTAGTGGATACGACTTAAAAACCGCACGACGTTCTCTTAATCTTTTATTAGCTGAATGGGCTAACAGGGGATTAAACCTTTGGACTATACAATTACAAGAAAAAACTATTGCGGCAGACACCACAAATTTATCTGGTTCAGATTTATTTGGCTCAGGTGCTAATGCTGCTCAAGAAATAATTGATATTACAGATGTTGTTATATCAGATAGTAGTAGTAATGATTATTCTGCAACATCAATTAGTAGATCAACATATTTTAATTATACTGTTAAAACGACCAGCGGAAGACCAAGTCAATACTATTTTGAACGTACGATAAACCCAAGATTATATCTATATCCTGCAGCCGATACAACGTACACTCTAAAATATTATGCTCTTCTTCGGATGAAGGATTCGGGCGCTTACACCAATAATGCTGAGATTCCTTTTCGTTTTCTTCCATGTATGACCGCTGGATTAGCTTATTACATAGCAATGAAAAAAGCGCCAGATAGAATTCAACTTTTAAAACAAATTTATGAAGACGAGTTTCAAAGAGCCGCAGATCAAGACGGGGAAAGAACAAGTTTATTTTTATCACCTAAAACATATCTACCAGGAGCTTAAATGGGTAAATACGCATCTGGTAAATTTGCTAAACGCATATCAGATAGATCTGGTATGGCTTTTCCTTATAATGAAATGGTACAAGAATGGAATGGCTCATGGGTTCATATCAGTGAATTTGAACCTAAACAACCTCAACTAGAACCTTTACCAAGAGTCAATGATCCTCAATCTTTACAACACGCAAGAGCACAGAGAGCTGATTCAAGAGTTTTTGTTGGTCAAGATGGAGTAACAGTAAATGATTTTCAAACACTTAATATGTCAGTGACTAATATTTATGCCAACGGCGTATCTTATGCCTCCACACAAAAGAGCATGATGCCTTTAAGTCTCCAACAACCAAATAAACCTACATTATTGCATAGCTCGGCAGGAAATGTTACAGTGAGTACGTCATGACCGATTATTCCGATTTAACTGATAATGTAAGAAATTACACTGAAACAAGCACTAATGTGCTCTCTAACGCTGTTATTCAACCTTTTATTGAATCTGTTGAGGATAAAATAAGAAGACAAGTAGATTTAAATTATTATAGAAAATATGATACAGCAACGTTAACGGTTAATAATGCTTTTTTACCACTTCCTGCTGATTGGGAAGCAACGAGATATATTCAATTAATAGACAGTAATGATGACAGAACTTTCTTGATACAAAAAGATATTTCGTTTATGAATGAATACGCACCAGATAGAACATCTGCGGGTGCTGGAACGCCTAAATATTATGCTGACTGGGACCAAGATACTCACTATCTAGCGCCAACTCCGAACGCTGCATTAACTGTAGAGCTCGCATACACGTACAAGCCCCCTGGTTTAACAAGTACAAATACATCAACTTGGTTAAGTCAAAACGCTCCAAACGTGCTATTGTATGGTTGTATTTTAGAGGCACTTGGATACTTGAAAGGTCCAGCGGATATGATACAATACTACGATAAAATGTATAATCAGTCTGTACAAGCATTAGCCACATATGAGATGGGGCGTGACCGTAGAGACGAATTTCGGGACGGCGTTATTCGTATCCCTCTCGAATCAAGGAACCCATAGGAGATTATTATGGCAATTACTCAAGCTGTATGCAACAGTTTCAAAGTGGAAATCCTTAAAGGCCTGCACAATTTTACGGCTACGACGGGGAACACTTTTAAACTAGCGCTATACGACAACGAAGCAACATTAAGTAAATCAACAACTGCATTTCAACAAACTGACGAAGTGGGTGCATCAGGCACTTACGCAGAAGGTGGAGGGGCGTTAACATCTGTTACTCCTACTTTATCTACAGACACCGCTGTTTGTGACTTTAGTGACATATCTTTTACAAGTGCAACTATTTCAGCACAAGCTGCTGTTATTTACAATAGTTCAACTGTATCTGGTTTAACTACAAACGCATCTGTTTGTGTGCTTGATTTTGGTGCGGTTAAATCTTCAACTTCAGGAACATTTACGATTACGTTTCCTGCTGCTGAAGCAACTGCTGCAATTTTAAGAATAGCATAGGAGATAATTTATGGCCTCTATCCAAGGATGGGGCCGACAAACTTGGAGCAGTGGTGCCTGGAACGAACAAGCACCTGTTTCTGTTACAGGTAATGGCCTCACGTCATCTCTCGGTACTGAGACAGTTGCGACTGATCAGAACATATCTGTAACTGGTATTGGCTTAACCTCTGCGTTAGGCACTTCTACTGCTACGGGCATTGCTCAAGTTAATCCAACTGGCGTTGCTCTTACTGTTTCTTTAGGCACTGAGACAGTTGCAACCGATCAAAATATTTCTGTCACTGGTATAGGAATGACTTTGTCACTAGGTGATGAGTCAAGCTCAGTTACAAAAACAACTGGTTGGAACCGTGACACAGACATTAATACTGGCAGTTCTATTGGTTGGGGTAATCAACAATGGGGTGCAGTAGGTCTTTCTCAAGCACTTACAGGTCAAGCTTTAACATCTGGCCTAGGAACTGTATCTAATACAACTGATCAAAATATTTCTGTCACTGGAGTTTCAACAACCTCATCAATAGGGACTTTCTCTATAACAGGTGATTCGCAAGTCACTGTTGTTGCAGCGAGTGAACCTAAACTTGATATTTCTGTAGGAACGGCACAAGCTGATCCAGAACACGTTGTATCCGTAAGTGGAAACGCAATGACATCTGCTGTCGGCACTGTTGGAACGTCAGTATTTGTTACTGGTATTGGAATGACAGCTTCTTTAGGAGAAGAAACACAAGAAACCAGCTACGAAGCACCTAGTGTTTCTATTACATCTAGCACTGGAACATTAAATATTCGCACAGATGTAAGCTTTACATTAACTGGCGTTTCTGCTACAAGTACAACTGGAACTTTACAAGGGACTTTCTGGTCTGTTGTCGATGATTCTAACTCGGATATAAGTTGGACAGAAGTCCATAAAGCCGCATAAAAGTTTTGACAAACTTTAAAATTATACTTAAAACTTTATTAGGAGATTAAATGAGTTCAACTTATTCAACAGGCTTACGAATAGAGCTACAAGCAACAGGGGCAAATTCAGGCACTTGGGGTACTATTACTAATAATAACTTCTCTCAAGTTTTTGAATTCGCAATTGCGGGTGTTTATTCCAAAGCAATCACAACAGGAACTTCAACTACGCTATCAAACGGCGATGGTCCTCAAACTCAAGCAAACAACGAAGCAAGACAAAATCAATTAATTTTTACAGGAACAGTTTCTACAACTCATACAGTTCAGTTTCCAGCAACTCAAAAAACTTATGGTATTTATAATAACATTTCTGGTGGCGCTGATATTTCTGCAAGATTAGGAGCCACAGGAAACACCGTCACAGTTACTAATGGTAAATATAGATTAGTAGCCACTGATGGCACTAACTGGTATGATATTTTCTCATTAGCTGGTTTAGGTGAAGCATGGGTTATTAAAACTGGTAACTATACAGCATCAGATGGTGACAATCTTTTTGTTGATACGTCTGGCGGTGCTGTCACCATAACTTTACCTTCTTCTCCTTCAATTGGTAATCAAGTAAAAATTATTGACGCTGAAGGAACTTTTGGTACAAACAATTGCACAGTAGGACGTAACTCTGAAAAAATTCAAGGAGCTACATCAGATTTAACAATTAGCACTAACGGTGCGGGCATTGCGCTTGTTTATGTAAACAGTGACAATGGATGGAGGTTGAAATATAACGACTAATGGCTAACTTACAGGATATAATAAACAGAAGTGAAGTGGGGGCTATTAAGCCTTGGACTAAAGCTACGGCTCCAGATGGATACTTGTTATGCAATGGAGGTGCTGTATCAAGATCAACTTATGCAGATTTATTTGCTGTAATTTCTACAACTTATGGATCTGGTGATGGATCAACAACTTTCAACGTTCCTCAATTACAAGGTAAATTACCACAAGGTTATGATGGCAATACATATAATTTAGCTGGCACTGGTGGAGCAAACACTGTCACCGTAGCTGTAACTAACAACCAAGGAGCAACTAGCACTACAACTCAATCTGTGACTATTACAGGTAATATTGATAATACTTCTTTAACAACAGCTCAATTAGCAAGTCACAATCACACTTTAAATGCTGCAAAACCTCATGATGGTACATCAGGTAATGCTGGTAGACCTAAATCTCCTGGAGGAAATCCTTCAAACCCAATGAATATTAATAACTCAGGTTCAGGAACTGGGCACAATCATTCTCATAACTTATCTGGAACATTAACAGGTAGTATTACAACGTCTTTAACAGGCACAGTAACAGCAGCAGGCACAAACTCATTTTCACCTTATGTGGTGGTTAACTATATTATAAAGCATTAGGAGATATTTATGGCAACACAAATTGTAATTGGAAATGGAAGTCATATTTTAATTGATGATTCTTTTCATATTGAGTGGGCTGATAAAGGTAATGCAATGCCAGCTCTACCTAACACTGTGCACTATGTTTTATGGAATAATCTTCCAGGGCAAAATGAAATTCAAAGTAAAGATGCTTCAACAGGCATGATGACAGGTAACACAAATTTAAGTGCTACAAGTGATGCTGTTGGATCGACAACTATCGCAGCTTTACTTACATGGGCAGAAACTAGAAAAGGTCAAATTCAAACTGCGACAACAGCTTTTGAAACTGCTCAAGCAGATGATCAAACCAATGGTACAAATAACGCTGATGGTAAAACGTGGAGAGATTACGACTCTAATTATTCTTAATCTTCTTCTTTAATATTTTTGTAAGGTCCTTTTAAATCCACATAGTGAATAAATAATTGATGATGCCAATATTCTTTTGGCTGACTAAAAACAGGTCTCCAGTGAGGTATTTCACAACCTTTGTATATAACACCGTCTCCTGATTCTATTACAATGGGAGTGTCCCCCATACACAAAGGCCATTTATAATTTTCATCTTCATAAAAATATTTTAAAGTTATTGATGCACTAATTTCACAGGCAGGTCTGTCTACGTGTTTTTTTAATTCAGCACCACCCAAATAAATTCTATTATAAGAATATATAGGTTTTAATTTTAAATTAGTTTCTTTTTCCATAATAGGTAAAAGATAATGAATTATATGAGTATAAATTTCAGAATTTTTTGAATGACTTGCTGAGGATAAAGGAACATCTTCATCACCTAAAGTAAAATTTTTTAAACTATAAGAAGTTAAAAACTCAACCATGTCTGGTGACAACATATTTTTTACGTATTTGTATTTTTGTTTATTTAATGTATCCATGTTATTATCGCATGCCTATCACCATTAGTCACAGGTGTGACTGCGTGAGGAAAACAAAAATTGCTTGGAAAAACAACTGCCATACCTTTTTTCTTTTCTATTTTATATTTTTCATCAAAAAATAAAAAATCACCACCATTATAATTTTCATTTAAAATAAATGAAATACTTAAAACCCTGGGGTGAAAATCAAAATGATCTATATGCATTTTATACTCACCTTTATCGCTACCTTTGTAACAAAGATGCATATAGCCTGTATCCTCCAAACGTTGCGTTGAAAGCCATTTATGATTAGTAGCATATGTATTTAAAATCTTACCAACTTTTGTAAATATAATATTTTCAAATTTAGGATCTAAAAAGTTTTCATAAACTTTTCTATCGTTAGAAATTTCACCATCTTCAACTTCAGCTCGATTAAACTTTTTAGGATCGTACGTATTTATAATATTGTCACAAATAGTATCATCCAAAATATTTGGAAAACACTCAATAAAATTTTTTAAATTACTCATTTAAAATTTTTCTTAAACCAAAACATTTTTTTATATCTATCTACCCATTTAGTTTGAAGCATGTTTAAAGTTTTTTGATGTAATTTTTCATAAAAAAACCCAGACCATATTTTCCAACTTTCTCTTTTAAAAGGTATAACTTGAATCATAGGATCACCTTTTTTAATTATAAACTGCTCATCTTTTTTTCTTAATAAAAAAGGAAAATTAATTAAATTTATATAAGTATCTGTGTCAACAATTCCTGATATAATTTCAAACCTTTCTTCTATTCTATTCATTGGTTTTATAAATAAACAACTATAACCAGGAGGAGTTTTTATAAGCCATTTATTATGAAATTTACCTGCATTTGATCCAGCTATTTCCTGCCATTGTTTAGGCAACTGTGCCTTATCATGATAGCTAAAATCCTCATTGTTTTTGTTTGCAGGAGTAACAGAAAAATCATTTTCTACAGGATCTACTAGATAATCTTGATCAAAATACATAATATATCCTGCTGTTAATGCATCTAAAAAAGGCATGCATGTTTTTACTGTTGGAGAGTGTAAATTGTTTCCAAGAAATCGTGACGTTTTTTTATATTGGTCAGGCATACATCGAATTGCTGGCTGCGGATGAGGCCATATATCCACCATATCTTTGTTTGTAGCGCAGAAAGTAATTTTTTTATCAAACATTATTTATAAAATTAAAAGACATAGATCTTCTAATTTCTCCTTTTATTTTAGTTTTAAAAGGCATAACACAATGTTGGTGCCCAGCTTCAAACACATAAAAATGACCTACTTCTGGTTCCATCCAAGTGCAATACACTCCATCATGACCAATAAAACCTAATTGTCCGTCGTGAAATTTGTGTGGATCTTTTGCATCATTTATAAATTCTGGAACTTTTAAAAACAAAACAGTTGACCATCCAGATCTATCGTGATGCGTATGAGGAGGATTATATTCTCCTTCTTTCATGTCATTTACCCAACAACTTAAAATATGTAATTTTTTTTCTTCATCAAAAATTCCAAGTTTTTCTGAAGTATCAACGTAATCATTAATACATTCACCAATAGATTTTGCTATTTTTGTTTGTCCTAATAAACTTGTAAATTCTAATTCAGAGTCCAACCTTCCTGCTAATCTTGGACCAAAAGAATTAAGATCTTTTTTATGAGCTTCGTATTTTAAATTAAAATCATCAATTTCATCTAAAGGAATGTCATAACGTTTTACTATTCTTCCAAATAATGTTGTTTGTGCCTTCATCATTGTAGACTAACCCAATATTGAATACTAAATCTTTGTTCTAAAAAAGAAACGTCTTTGTTATCCTCTGTATATAAAGGTGAAATAGCATGTGGAATGTATGAAGGAAAAAGAACCATAAAATTATTTTTATTCTTTACCTCTATTATTTTATTTTCGTCCATAAAAAACATATCTCCTCCTTTTAAAAAGTTCCCTTTGTTAAGTATTAAATTAAAAGTAAATAAATTATTATTCATTTCATCCTTGTGCCAATTATAATAACCACCGTTATTATAACAAATTAAATGTATATCCCATTTTAACATTCTTTGTAAAAATTCAAAACATTCAGGAGCATTTTTTTCCATAAAAAAGAAAAGACCTTTATGTATAAACCATTGATTGAGTGATTCTATAAAAGAACTATTATCTTCTTGAGTTTTATTAGATAACCAAAAATCAAAACCACCACATTTACTACTAAAAAATTCACTATTTATATTATAATTAGTGTTCCAGTTGGGTACATTAAATTTACCTCTGTTGTTTAAAAAATCAGAATAAAGTTCCTCAACTTTGTTATTAGGTAAAAAATTATCACAGGCTATAATGTTTTTTGAAAGTTTATAATAATTCATAGATTCCCAACTTTATATTTAAATGTCGCTATCATTCTTAATTCTGGACAAAGCCTGGACGGATCTCTAGCTAAATGAGGAATAGCGCCATCAAACAATACAGCTCTGCTAGGTCTTGGTAAAATAGAGTCTATTGTTTCTGTTTGCGAATAATAAAAAACAGTTTCTCCTGAAAAATTAACATTCCATTCTTTATTTAAATAAAACATTACAGTAAAAATTTCATTAAATGATTCTGCTCCGTCATCACAATGAAGATCATGAATAGTCCCATGAGTGTATCCACTTGCATAAGCCCTTTTTAATGTAACAAATTCTTTTAAATTATTTTGTTCTATGATTTCATCAGCTTTATTAAATAATATTTTATCCGTTTTATTACTTTTTTTTAATTCTATATTAAACTTTCTGTGATTATTATTCAGACCTGCCCCTGTAAAATTCCAAGCCCTAAGATCTCTGTAATGTGCGTACAATTTGTCTACAGTAAAATCATCAAAAACATTTTCAATTATTTTAAATAAAAATGTATTATCTAATTCATTAGCAACTAAAATAGGTATTATGTTTGGTTTTTTTTCTTTCCATAATTCATCTCTTGATGTGCTATTAAAATAATAAACAATAGACTCGGCTTCCTCCCCTATTAAATCTTTTATTGTTTTTCTCTCTACTTTAAAATCTACATCAAATATGTCATTGCCATAGATACTATGTAAAAGACCTGCATAGCATATATCATCAGAACAGTTTCCTTTTCTTAAAAAATTATAAACATTTATACAATGATTAAGAAAGGTTTTACCGCTATGAGGAATATTTTGTGCTCCTATGGAAAGGAGAAAATTAATACACTTATGATATTTCATTCTTTTTTCTGCCTCTTTCATAACATGATTTTCTTGTCAAGAAAACAATTATAAAAAGATTGCTTGATATATTCTGTACACATGTTTAAATTAGATCTCACCCAAAAATTACAAATCAAGGAGATATTATGGAAAATCAAGAAGTATTGAAGGCTATAGCTACCCTTGCTGATAAGGTGAGCAGATACCACGAACGTTTATTAGCAGTGGAAAGAGACAACGAAAGATTACAGAAAGAATTATTGGCACACAAAAATATACCACATATTCATACTATTGAGGGAAAATCACATAACTCTGATGCGCAAGTAATGGTAACGGGTTTAGATTCTGATGTAGAGTGTGAAGCTTGCAGTGCTTAATTTTTAAAGTTATAGCGACACTGTAAAACTCTTCTTTCTACGTCGGTAGTAACTGCACATACTTTGTGTTTTACTTTTTCTTTTATACATAAAAGAGTATTAGGCCAAGGGGTAGACACTAAAGGAAGACCCCTTCCTGTGTCAATAAGTGTTTCACCGCCCCAATTAGCATCCCAATTATCGTGAATGTAAAGTGAAAAATTTAAATTATATATACAATCGTCATGCCAATTAATTCCTGAGTTTTTTTCGTATTGATAATAACAAGCTACAAAATCATATTTTTTTTCTTTTAATGTTGGTATAGCAGGATGCTCCAATATCAATTTTTGTACTTTTGTAAATAAAGGATCTAATAATAATTTCTTTTGAGTATTTATTAAATTAACTATTTTAACATCTTCTATATTTCTTTTGTTAGTAATTCCATCTTTATCAATTACATAAGAATATAGACCAGGACTCCATGGTTCATCTGATTCACTAGATTTTTCAAGTTTTGAATATTTATAACTTCTAACTTGGTGAAGAATATCTTCAGGTAAAAAGTCTCTTATAATTAAAGCTTTATCGTCAATATTTAATAATTGCATTTATTCGGGAGTTTCACCCAACATATCCGCTAAAGAAGGAGCAAATACTTTTACATCTCTTCTAATTTTTTCAGCTGTTGTAGATGTTCCTGGATTATCAACATCCGCTTGAGCTGCAGCTTCTGACTCGTACTCTGCACCTGTATCTATATTTGTAATTGTGGTTTCTGTTTTTACTTTATAATGCGGAATTCTTCTTCCATCTTCAGTTGTAATGTGACCTAATAATTCAGCAGGTTCAACTATCGGCATCGTCTTTTCTCCAATTTATATTAAAACTAATAATAACTCTGTCATTATTAGAATTATTTGTTTGTACTTCATGTTGTAACCAAGATGGGAAAAAAATCAAGGAATTCTCAACAGGTTCCCATTGTACGCTATGAGCGAGGTGTATAGAGGCTTTTTCTGTTTTTGGGGGTGATAGTACCTCTGACTGTGGTTTAGGCTCTAGAAACACGATATTTCCACACTTTTTAGGAGCTTTCAAATAAAACACCCCTGATAAGTAGTTATATGGGTGTGTATGCACGTTATTTCGTGAACCTGGTGGGTTTATCATACTCCACATTCCTGTTATTTCAGGATTGTAATTATCTTGAACATCCATGTGATTAAAACAATCTTTTGAATATTTAAGAATATCATCAACTAAAGGTTTAAATTTTTTTATTTTATGTATTTCATCATCACTATGCCAACCACCAATATTAGACCGTGGCATGCCTTTTTTATCATTCTCTCTTATTTGATAGATGCTATCGACCAAATGCTCGTGGCCCGTTAACTGCAAAGAAAATACTGGTGTAATAAATAACGAGTGAAGGTTGATCAGAGTTGTCCTTTTGTGATCTCCATAAAACTAGCTATAACATGCACCTGATTTGCTGCGTTTGCTTGAACTTTCATAACATCACTTTCTTGTAAAACTAATGGTTGTTCTAGTAATTCTGTTGTTGTATTTGTAGCAATACTTTTAGCTTTAAATAATTCAAAAGTAGCTGAAGATCTAAGAACTTCTATGTCCAATAACGTTGTACTACCTGAGTCATTACAAACTAGAATAGATTTTACTAATGCTGTTGTAGGTGGAACTGGTGGTGTTGCACCAGGATTTGCTGTCGGCACCGTAATTAAAGTTGTTAAATCTGTCGTAGTGACATCTAACATTGCGCTTTTAAATGTATTAGCCAAGGAAAAAAGCCTCCTGCTCTGATTCTGATTTTAAATCAGCTTGATAGTTTGTATTTAATAAAAGAATTATTTGATCAAGTAAGCTCACCATTTGGTCAAATTGACTAGCATCATATTCTGGTGTAGCGTTGGGTAGTCTTGTAATTGTTATTTTAGCCATTATCTTCTTCCGTCTGGTCTAAGTTGTATTTTCGTTGAACCAAGTCTCCAAGGTGTATCGTCTACAGTATTTGTTTCGTATTTAATTTTCACTGCTCTACCTCTCCCTCTTACATCAATTTTCTCTGTTGTGCTACTAATAGTTCCTGATGTAGTCACTGTATTTGAGGATTGAGGGTATTGTTCTAAAGTTAATGTAGCTGTCATGTTGTTCGCTAAATTATCAAAATCTGGCACCAATTTACTAACTGACATTAACTCATCACCGTCAGCGATTTCTACCGAACCTGTTTGTAAGAAGGCAGAAATAGCCGTGCCGTCTGCTTGGTTATTACCTGTTTCTTGTTCATAAATAAAAGATGCACCTGCTGTTAGACCTAATATCGTTGATACATTTGCTGTTGTGCTAGCATTGTATTCTGTAGCAATAGGTAGTTCATACACATAAGCACCGAGCCATGTTGTTCTACCAAGACTGACCGTGTACCATGTGTTTTCTAGATAATTATAAGCAACACCTCTGTCTATTTGTGTTGCATTTGCAGAAGGATAATACCAAATAATTTCATTAAATGCTGTATTGAGCCCCACTGCAATATCATTCTTGTTAGTATAACTTATATCATCAAAAACATAATCTTGCACTGAACACGGCATTTTTTTAACGACACCATCATACAGGTAAAACGCATCATCTGACATCCAATAGGCTCTGCCATTTACTTCTATAGCGGCGTGTTGTGCTATCAAACCACAATTAGCACCTAGTTGTCTTAGACCAAAAGTAAAAGGTGTACCAACAAATTGAATACCATGAAGTGATGTATCGGTCCAAACAAGTATTTGACCCGATGATTTAACACCACCAACTATTCTCGAACCATCAGATATACGAAGTGAACCAGCTTCATTAGTTGAGACTGGTGTATAATCTGTTGCGTCCTCTCTATCAGAGAAACGGAACAATAAATCATCTTGTGTTGCTGGTGTGCCAATAGTTGTTTCCGTACCAAATATAAGTAAATGTCTTGTATCAGTAGATACTAAACTAAACCTAGATGCCGTTGGAGCATTAGATAATGCTGTTGCTCTTGCATCTATTGCGCCTGAAATATCTTTTATAAAAGTTTTACCATTTAAAACAGTAGCAATTAAGTCTTCACCAAAATTATCTAGTGACCAACTTCTTGCAGCTACAGTAACGTCAGAGGAAGAACGTGCCGTATCCCAAGTGCTGGCTCCCCATGTCTCTGTGCCCCATCCATAACCAAGTGTCGATGTAGATTCACCAACGCTAATTTGATAATTAGCATTACCTGTTCCACCACCTCCAGATGTAGTGCCAGTGGCGTTGCTAGTATGAGTGACTTTATATGTGTTAGAATCAACGTATGTGGTGACTTCAAATTCATTATTCATGTCTAAACCGTCAAGGGTAGAGAAAGAATCAAATGTAACAAAATCACCCTCTGCAGCACCATGAGAAGAGTCAGTGACAGTGACAATTGGCGAACCACTTGCAGTGGTAAAAGGATTAGATAATCCTGAAGCTGTTTCTCTAATTGGTGTAATGTCATAAAGTGATCCACCAGAGTATAAATATAATTTTCTATCGGTGCCTAAAGCAAGATACCTGGTGCCATCTAAACCAATCCATGAATGCGTATCACGGACCACGCCTACAATAGTTTTGTTTGGATTAGGTAAATAAGACCACCCACCCCATCTCTCAGGTTTTCCGTAGTGAAAACGCACAAAATCTGAATCCGTGTATTTTCTTTGATCACCTGCTGAGTAAGCGGTATCTTGTTTGTCAATGCCTGGTTGGAATTTTAAATCTACTAATTTCATGTCGGAGTATACTAAATTATTTATTGTTTTGTGGCAAGAATTGAGTACCCACGTTGCCTTTAAACGAGTAATTACCGTAATGAGTCATACCACTCACAATATCTGCATATATTTTACCACCTATTTTCTGCCATAAACGACAAAATGCATAATCTTCAGATAAATATCTTTTGGTATCTGGCTCTATCATCGTGTCAAAAAAAGTATAATTCCACTTGGATGTGTCATGATAACTAAAGGTTTTGTCATGTGGAGCACCAATGTGTTGATCGGGTATAAATTTTAACTCAGGATAAGCTAAAGCCATTTTTTTAAAAACGTTTCTTTTTATTAACATAAAACCTGTAGCGCCATCTAATACTTCAATAAAACCTTTTTTAGATAAAACTTTTTTAGGGTCTTTAACATTTAAATTGTACTGCAATGAAGCTGCATGTAATTCATCTTCTGATATGTTTGGATTTTCTTGTGCTCTACTTTTAACTTTTCTCCAGTCAATTGTTTTACGAGGATACACACCTGTCACTACATCCTCATCTAAATCTAACATACGAAATACTGATTCAGGATTAAAAGCGATGTCTGCATCAATAAACAAAAGGTGCGTGTACTTAGGTTCATCCATAAATAATTGCACTAAAGTATTACGAGCTCTTGTAATTAATGACTCATTACCAATTGTGCCAAATTGTAATTCTATTTTTTTAGTGGCTGCTAACGCTGTTAGTTGTAAAACGCTTTTAAAATAATCAGCCGTAATCATACCACCATAACAAGGTGTGCCAATAAAAATTTTATGTGTCACTATAACTCACTGTTAAATATTCTATTTTCTTTATCCACCCTTTTGGTATAGCGATAGCACCACCGCCTGATACTTCATCTTTGTCTTTACTATAGGATCGCATAATAATTATTTTCTCAGGGCCGTTATGAACCATCCACCCCACTTCTTGGCACACGGCCAACGGAGCATCTATAACTTCTTTTATGTCAAGCCAACCTGTCTCTGTATCACGAGCATCTAACCACGTCACGCGGACCATCGGCACTTTATTAATATCTACCATTTAGTGTCATGCTCTCTATAAAAAATATTAAGTGTATATCTATTTGAGCTATCTCCAAAAGATTGTAGATCTGAGTGTGGTATTTTCATACCATTAAAAAATAATGCTCTGTTTTCTACAAAACCAATGTGTGAAGAAAGTTGATTATTGTGCATAAATCCCGTGCCATTGTTAAGAAGTGGTTCTCCTTTTACAAATAAAAGAAAGTTTGCAACATTTCCTTTGTCATCGTCTGTATGAAACAAAGGTTCATCTTTATTTTCTCTTAAATGTGCACTCACGGATACTGGTTCAAGATTTCTATGTGGAAAAAAATATTGTTTAATTAGTTGTAATAAAGGGTCATCGTGAAAGCTTTTTGGAAAAGTATGTCTATGGCCATAAAGTTTACCTTCTGGGTTTTTTACTCCAGTATAATTTATTTTTTGAAATGTTTCTTGTAATGACTTTAAAGTTTCTTCACTTAAAAAATCATCAACGTACATAACAAATTTTGTTTCTTTATTATGACGCATTAGTTTTCAAGTGGTACTGGTTCGTCCTTTTTAATCAAATGTAAGTTAAAAGATACCGATCTTCTCTCTTCATTTGGTGTTCTAAATGGATATACGCCGTGCGCTAACCAATTTGGAAACAAGAAAATGTCGCCAACTTTTGGTGACTCTTGATGTTTGTGCCCACTAAAGGTTGCCGCTTGACCATTAAACCAACATATATCACCTACTGTTGGATAGTGGTCTTCTCTTGCGTATTCTTCTGGTAAACTTTTTGGTACTCGTAAATAACATACACCCGATAATTGACCCTCGTGTATATGAAAAGGATTAAAGTCTCCCGCCCACTGGCTCACGGCCCACATTGACTCAATAACCATCTTACCAACAAACTCTGGTTTAATTGTTTCACTTGCTGGTGGTATGGAAATATAATTCTTTACCATCTCACCAATCAACTGCACCATTGGCATAAACTCTTCGGTGTTCATCCAGTCTTGAGGATAACGAACTTCTTGTTTAACATTACCTGCTAAGTTACCTGAGTGATCAAATTCTTTTGATAACTTCTCATCTGTTAACATCTCTGTTGCTTTATCATCCAACATTTTGGTAATAAAATCAGGCATTCTACCTCTCATAATGGTAGGACCAAAAGGTCTAATTGTGTCAAACTTCAACACTGTTTCAGTCGATTGTTTCTTTTTAGCCATGCTATTCCTTTCTCAACATAAATATCTATTGTCATATAGCAAATATTTGCCTATAAATATAGAATTAAATAGGCTTATTTATCCAAGGTCAGCCTCCTTGCCTTTTATAACAATATCATGAATTGCTAAGGAGTACATGTTAAAATCGGTTTTAAGAAGAATAAGAAAAGGGTTTAGAGATATAGGCAGTTTTGCTGGAGATAACCCATTGGTAACATTAGGGGCAGCAGCCTTTGGATTACCAACATTGTTTGGTTCAACACCAAGTAATTTTATAGGTGGCGCTGCAGATTTTTTACTTGGTGGTAAAGCTAATCCCGTAACCGAAAGATTACGTAAGATAGCTGGAATGGACACTGTAGGTAGAACAGGCGGCTTTCTTGAAAAATTAATGCCAGGTGGTATTAAAGATTTAGCGCCTTATCTTTCAGCGATTCTTGCAAAAGATCAATTTGAAAAAGAAGCAGAAGAGATAAGAAGACAACGTGAAGAACAACAAAAAAGATTAGATTTTGTATCGGATTATATTGGCAGCCGAACTGGTGGAAGCCCTTATGCTGAAGATATGTTTACAGGATATGTTCCTATAGAATATGATCCTGAAACAGGAAAAGCTACAAATTATCCATACGCTGGTCGACCTCCTAATCCTGGCCCAGGCATATTACCTGACGGATCCACGCTTAAAACCACATTTAATGAATTAGGGTCCAAAGACGGAGGCATAGCTAAATTAAGAATGGGCGGCATGAGCGGTCCAGGGCCAATGCCTTTTAATCCAAATAATAAAATATCTGGTATGATTCCTACTATGGCAATGGGGGGAGAAACAACAGGAGTTCCTGGTTTATCTGCTGATATGTCAAATAAACAAATGATGAATACGATAGAAGATGATCCTGGCATAACAGCATTTTTTCCAAGAAAATTAGGAATGATAGATGGACCTGGTGGTCCTAAAGAAGATAAAATTCCAGCAATGTTAAGTGATGGTGAGTTTGTCTTTACGGCTAAAGCTGTAGAAAATGCTGGTGGTCCAAAAGCAATGTACAACATGATGAATAAGTTAGACCCAGAGTCTTCAAAAGGTAAAGGAATAATATAATGGCTGTTTCATACGGATTCTCACAACCACCCGCGTATATAGAACAGTTTCAACGAGATTTATTACAAGGTGGATTTAACGTTACAAAAGATCCCTTTCCAGGTGGTATCCCTAAACAAACCATTGTAGGTTTTTCACCTTTACAAACTGGCGCGATCGAACAAACCGCTGGCTTATATGGTATTGATCCAAAAACAGGACTGGCAACGGGAGCAGGCATGGCTTTTGATCCTTTCTTTAAAGCAGGACAACAGGCAGTTGGAACAGGCATGGCTACAACGTCGATGGGTATTCCATCATTACAAGCGGCACAAGGGCAATATGATCCGTCTGCTAGTAATTACCAACAATTCTTTAATCAATATCAAGCAGATGTAACCAAAGAAGCTTTAAAACAAATAGACGAACAAGCGGCAATTCAACGAAACCAATTAGAAGACCAAGCACAAAAAATAGGTGCTTTTGGTGGTTCGCGTCAAGCAGTTCAAGAAGCAGAATTAGATAAAAATATTCTTGATATTAAGTCACGAAGAGTTTTTCAAGATCTTGCACAAAACTTTCAACAAGCTCAAGACAAAGCTATTGGCACGTATGAATCAGCTGCGGGTAGACGTTTACAAGCGGCTCCTGCGTTTGCTCAAATAGGACAAACTCAAGCTGGTTTTGGATCACAGACCGCGGGCCTCGGCGCACAACAATTTGGCATGACACAACAAGGTCTTGGCTCGTTATTTGGTTTAGGTGGTGCACAGCAAGCTCAAGCACAACAATTTGAAAATGAGAAGTTTAGACAAGCTGTTGAAGCACAACAAGAACCGCTCAAACGATTAGGCTTCTTCTCTGATCTAATGCAGGGCATACCTGCGTATCAAGCAACATCGACGTTTAAAGAGCCTCCTTACACCAATCCTCTACTAGGAGCTCTTGGTGCAGGACTTGGAACGTACGGCATACTAAACAATCAAAATCCAGCAGGAGCTTTTGGACTAGGGTCCATGTCAACATAGGAGAATAAATGGTTACAAGACCAGATCAACAAGTAGGAATGGATGAAATCTTCGATGAAACTGTCGATGAAGTAACTCCTACAGGACAATTTCCAAAAACACTATCAAGTCAGTTTTTTCCTGAACCGCCAGATTTATTACCATTAGATGCAGCAAGTTATCTACTTCCTTTCTTACGTGATCCAAAAGATGAAACGTACAAGACACCGTCTCTTACAGATGAACAAATAGATGCTATGTATGCACCTACCGATTTTAGTGGACAAAAAAAACTATCTTTAGCACAGTTTGGTTTTGGTTTGATGAGACCAACAGAAGGCGGGAGAATAGGAGCTTCTCTTTCCGCTGCAGGTTCGCAGCTAGCAAGTGACTTATCAAAAATAAAAATGGCTCAAATAAATGAAGCAAAACAAAACAATGCTGCAAAAATTACTGCAAAATTACAACGTGATGCACAAGACGTATTAGATAGAAAAGCAATAGATGAAGCTAACAGAAATATTTTAATGGATATTGCAGGTAAAAATTATGATGCTGTTTTGTTACAAAATAAAGATTTAATGTCCATATACAAAGATTCTATGAAAGCAGCGCAAGGCAAGTTTTTGGAATATCAACTTGACGGTGTTAAACCAAAAGCAGTGCAGATTGCTTATACGGATGAGAGTGGTTCGATAGGTACTCCTTTTAATGCTTTTGTTGTACAATCAATAACAGAAGATGGCACAGGGCTCACGGCTCCTCAATATTATAAACCAACAAATGAAATTGGGACGGATGGACTTCCAATTATGAAGCTTATTACTAATCCAGAAAACATTGTTGAAGTTCCTTTATCTGTAACGGGAACTCCTAATGATTTTAGAAATGCAAAAGGAATGACAACGTTTAGAGATTTATTATCAGGTCTACAAACAACAGACAGAGCATTATTAACTCTTGATGAATTAGAACAATCTTTCTTACAAGACCCAAGCAGAGCAGGATTTATTGCAGGTATTAAAGGAAGATTCCAAACCTACGCACAAATATTTAGTGATTTGTATAATGAACAATTTAACGAATTTTTTAGTGATAATGATTTAGTTCAGTTTAATAATCAGGATGCTTTAGTGTATGAGACTGGACAATTTAAAGGTGAAAAAATGACAAAGTTTCAAAACCTTGCCAGCTCCATAAATTTATATTTACAAGACCCGCAAACTCAAGCTGACATAAAATCAGGGAAAATCGGACCTAAAGAATTAGCGGCGTTACAAAATGCTAACAAAGTTTTTGATCAATTAGCGGCATCAGGTTTAGCAACAATGCGTGTGGAGGCAGCAACAAGTGGTGTTAACGCTTTTGGTGAGCAACGATTTGAAGGAACAAATGGTAGAAGTGCGGAAGAAGAAAAACAATTAATATTTAAAAAATTACGATTGTTTGATAGTGATTTACCAGCCAACCAAGTTAGAGCAAACTCAATTATTTATGCAATAGCAAGAGCACGTAAATCATCAGGACGATTAAACTTAGATGATATTGAACGTGCAGCAAAAGATCTAAATATTTATGGTGATTCATCTGCGGACGTTATTGCAAAAATTGGTATTCTTAGAACACAATTAACAAGAAGTAGAGAAGATGCGTTGGCTAATATTCAAATTATGTACGGTACTGGTAAAGATAACTACTTTGATCGTTTAATGGAATTAGGTTATGGATCGTATAACAGAGATAGAACACTTGGTTATGTTCAAGATCCATCTAAAATACAAGGAGGAACGGTTATAAAACCTGGTCCAGCAACAGCAGGAACAGTTGATTTTGATTATTCAATAGGAGTTACAAACTAATGGCTAGTGTAATTTACGAATATGACATGAGTCAACATGGCATTGATAAAAAAATTAAACTACAAGTTAGGGATGTTGTTAACAATCAAACTCCTGAACAAGGTTTTCCAAGAGATCAATTAGAGATTGACACTCTTAATCAAATTATTGCAATTGAACTACAGAAAAGTCAATCAGGATTAATTAACGAAGCTGCATCATTAGGTGAAAGACGTCAAAATTTAATTAATGATCCAATTGGCACGTTAATAAAAGAGCAAGCAACAAAAGCTTATGATACTCCTGCAGGTCCTGGTATTAATATTGGAACAACTGCGGCAGAGATAACTAAGATGATACCTGGTGGTCAATCACCTGACTTTAGTGCAATGGCGGAAGGTGTTGTTAACACAGGTGCTGCTGTCATGGCAGGCCCTGGAGTCGATATATTTGGTAGAGAACTTAATCAAGGTGACCCAAAACAATTAATAACGGACACAGCTGTTATTGGAACAGATTTAGCTTTAGCTGCTGGTTTATTAAATGACGCAGGAAAGTTAAATCCAGTATGGGGTAATACAACCATGAAAAATTTATTTTTTGATGCTCTTCGAAAAAACCCCGCTTTAGGCTTTGCAACAATTGTTGGAACAAACACAGCGGTGAAGTACGGAGGAAATCTAATATATGATCAATTAAATGACATGACGCGTATTATTATGCAACTACCTGATCCATCGGCTGCCTATGAAAAAAACGAAAATATACGTAACTTAATGGACGCAAGAGAAGAATTATTATGGTCTGGCGGTGCAATGGGACTTCAACATATCTTCCCTCTTGTAAAAAGACTTCTTGGTAAGACAGTGGGCGTTGATAAAAACATGAAAATACAAGTGGGAGAAGCAATGGATGCGTCAGGACAAATGGTTCCTATACACGCTAACGTATTAGACCTAGCAAAACAATACAACATACCAATGAATGTATTCTCTACATCACCTTCTGGTTTTGTAAAAGGTGCAGGTTCTGTTATTGGTCTATTTCCTTTTGTTGCAACAAAAGCAAGACAAGCTCAAAACGCACAGCAAGTAGCTTTAGCTAAAAATATTAATGATGTTTTAAATGATTTATCACCCATTGGTTTATTTAAAGATGCAAATGTTGTGTCAAACAAAAGTTTTAAAACAATGATTAATAAATTTACTCATACGAAAACAGCGTTGTACAACAGAGCATTTAGAATATCAGATAAAATAAATGATGCTTTTATTCCAACAGCAAGAATAAAAGAAGTCGCTGAGAATTTAGAGTTATTGTATTATGGTGGTAAACGAGATGCGTCAAAAACAAATCTTCGATTAAATAATCCTGACTACAGCAGACCACAAACTGTTGATGAGTTGTTACAAGGTTTTACAGGAAAAACAGATGAATTTGTAGACGCGTTAATAGATTTACAATATTTAAAAGACGATTATATTACAGGTAGACAATTTAAAAGACTACAATCACAATTTAATAATTTAAAGAAAAAAGCAGCAGCAGACCCAGCTCTTGGCACAGAATTGGGTGGCATTGATGATTTTACAACTGCCATGATTCATACGTTAAATGATTTTGGAAACTTTAAACAGTTTGATGATGCAGGAAAACAATCATTAGTAAATGAATTTAGCGGTGCAATGGGCATAGCAAATGACTTCTTTTTTAATAATGTTAACTACACAAAAGGCAGAGTTGCACAAATATTAGGTCTTGCTGATAAAAATATTGCAAAAGCAACAGATGATATTGATCCAACACAGCTTACAGGTGAACAAGTGTTAAAAATATTATTTAATGATGAAACTTTATATTCGCCTGCTGCTATAAAAGAAATGCAAACAGCAATGCCAAAAGTAAAACTAAAGGATGGTACAGTGGTAGACCCTGTAGCATCTGTTGCAAGATCATATATTGATGATCAACTACGTGCGAGCACAAAATATATTAGTGGTGATTTACGAATCACAGGCGAAGCTGGTATGTTTTCACAAGGTATGGGTTTTCTTTCAGGTAAAGAAGCTACAAGATCTATAAAGACAGCTAATTTTAATATTCCAATTATTGATATTCAACAGTTAAAAAGTTCCTTTGGTTTAGATAACCCTAATAAAATGGAATCCATGCAACTTATTTTTGGAAAAGAACAGTATGATAAAATAAGAAATGTATTAGCATTAGGTGAACAAATACAACAAACAAGTTTTGGTGATGTATCTGCTTTTGTTAAACGTCGTGGTTTCTTGGGTGGTGTTAATGCAATTACTAATCTAGCCTTTGCTGGTTTTGTTGCCAACAATCCTTTTGGTAATGTCGGTTTAGTATTAGCAGCACGGTACGGTATGAGTAAAATGGCGGATCCTAAATTTATGGAAGGTTTAACTAAAGTTATGAACCCAGAGCTATCTGATTTAGCTAGACGACAAGCTTTAATTAATACGATTGCTCTAGCTCCTGAATTATCTCTTGGTATGCGAGAAGAAAAAGAAAATATACCAGTAGAATTACAAAACCTTGATCCAGGTAATCCGTATGATGTTATGAAATATATGATATTTATGTCGGATAACAACGTATCTTTCCCTGGTTCAGAGAATATGAATTTACAAATATCAAATGACGGTAGAGCGGCAAACGTTGAAATTTCTAAGGTAGACAGTAAAAATGAATTCAGTATTGATGCACAAGGTGTCGCGAATGACATTCAAACGGTTCAAGCGGAAACAGTAGACGAACCAGCGACCGCGACCCGCGATCCTTTCCTTGACGTAGACTTCGATCAAGTGGTACAAGATACTGGAGTAGGATTAGGTATGGAAGGTGCAGAAAAACAATTAACAAACGAACAACGAATAGCATTAGCTGGTGGTAATTTAGATCAAGCGATTGCTATGGGGAATAGGAGAGTATAATGCCACCACCAAGTTTTAAAGGCAAGGTTAAAAAATTAAAAGACAGACCAGAGCAGGCGTTATCAAATTTACAAATTAATCCTAATTATGTTGCTGCAGTTACACAAAACGCGCAAAATCAGTTAGATAATATTGTAAAAAATAAAGATAAACTTCAAACTCAAGCTGGCATTATAAATATTAATCCAAATGTAGTTGGTGAAGTTTTTAAAGATTATAAGCCAGGCGATAAACTAAACTCAGCTCAACAAGTTTTTGCTGATTTTTATGGAAGCTCTACACCAAACGCGTATCAACAAGAATTACAAAATTTTATTAAAACAAGCCCTATACACAGAGAAGTATTCAAACAATCAGGTTTAACAGGAGCAAATTTAAATCTTGCAGCAATAGAGTTACCTGAAAAGATTGCTTCAAGCACAGGAGTAGGGGCTCTTATTAATGCCATGGGTAAAGGTAAAAATAAAATTAAACAGGTAGGATCCAATATAATAAACGCATTATCATCAACTGATGCCAAAAATCTTAACACTATTCAAGAAGAAAAAGAACAACCAATAGAAACGTTAGGTAAACAAGATCCAGATTCTTTTGGTGGTTTAGATCGTCCTAGTGTTGTGGACGATATTTTTGACCCAGAAGCATCTACACAAATGGCTTCTTTAGATCCAGAAAAAATTGCAATGGACGCAGGGTTAACACCAGGAACTGTTTATGACCCAAGACAAGATGATTTAAAGAGTAAAATTGATTTTGTAAATCAAGTGTTTGGCACAAATTTTGAATACACTAAAAATGAAGGTTATGTTAATGATTTATTTCAAAAAGCAAAAGAAAAACAAGGCGCGGAAATATCAAGCACTATTCAAAATCAACAAGGAGAACAAGCACCCGTAGCTGGTCAATTTAATTTTGAAAATTTCATAAGTCCTTATCAAGATACTATCACAGATGTTAACCTCACGGGTCAGATGGAACCTGTAGATCCAAATGCTATTTCTGAAGAAGGTGTAAATAAACCAGCAACGCAAGCAGGTCAAACTTTACTATTTAGTGACGGAACACCTGTTCAGGAGTCTTTTGACACGGGACTTGATGTAGTAGGAGATAGTGTGTTTCCATCAGATGCTGGATCTCAAGAGGCTTTAGATATTTTAAATAGCAACGCTACAAGTGGATTTAGTGGCTACCCTAAAATGAACTACAACTTTGCTAATGGTGGGTTCACAGGAATGTCTACCTATCAAAAATTAAAAATGATGGCGGATAGCATTGGATAATAGTCTTAAAAATATTATTTGGGTTGGTTTAATTTTAGTAACCGCAGGAGCGACTTACGGAATGATGTCAACCAGGCTACAAGCAGTTGAGTCAAAACAAATGCAATTAGAAAAAATAATATTATCAGACATCCCAGAAATAAAAGAGCGAGTAATAAGACTCGAAGTATTGCTCGAAAGAGCATTAGGAGAATAGTATGGATATAATTCAACATGCTGGTATAATGTATTTTACCAAAGGTAATGACATTGTTCCACTTAATATGAAATCTATGATGATTGGTAATGAACAATCTCCTACCGTTCAACGAGCAAAAGAATTAATTGCTGATGGATATGAAGTAGCTCTTGATGATGGGACTGAAAAGTCTAAACCTATTAGACAAAAAATTATGGATTTTAACAAAGGGGTAAGATCTATGGGTATAGATACCACTGATTCATTAGGAACTAGAATATTAAACACAGTAGGTAAACTTGGAGGTAAACTTCCAGGTGTTTTAGGTATTCTTGATATTATGGGAATGAAAAAAGAATATGATCAAATTATGGCAGGAGAGCATCCTATGTTTCAAGAAGCTAAACCAATAACTTTAAAGGATGGTGGCTACGTTACCAATCCTTTTGTAGAAAATATATTTGAGAACTAACCAAACAATATTTTTTTTGGGTCTTCACCCATTACTTGACTAGCCAAATCTATTTTACTGTTTAACGCTTTTACAATCTTCTCATCTATTGTATGGTCTGCCATTAAATCTACGTATGTCACTTTCGATGTTTGCCCTATTCTATGCGCTCGGTCTTCTGATTGTAATCGTACTTCTAATGAGTAATCGTTAGAGTAATACACAACAGTGTGAGAAGAAGTAAGAGTAAGACCATAGCCTCCTGTCTTGGGGTTTCCCACAAAAAAACGTAAACTGTCTCCAGGATCCATAAAGCGGTCAACAATAGACTGACGTATACTATCTTTGGTATCGCCGTAATAAGTTGCCACAGTTTCTTTGCCATATTTCTCTCCTAATGTTCTTTCTATTTCTTGTATATCGTAGCGATATACAGCCCAGATGATTACTTTACCATCTGTTTCTTCTAAAACTTCTAATAATTCTTTTATACGATTACTTTTGATTGGTTTGACTTCACCGTCATCGGTCTTGACATGACCACACGTTATCTGATGTAAGCGTATCATTTGTGTCAAAACAGAGGCAGCTGTCATCACATTTTCCTCAAAGAACGTTATTGCCGCTTTTTTCATCTCTGTGTAAGCTTTTAATTGTTCTGGGGTCAATGACACAGACCGCTTCGTATAAACCTTCTCAGGTAGGTCTAAACAGTCACTTTTTAAGACGCGAGTTGAAAAATTCTGTATTTTTTCCTGTAATTCGTCCAATCGTTGGTATCGAACAATGTGTTGAAAAGAATGTGTGCCGACACTACGTTGAACGATCACGGCGTACCGTGCACGGAAACTGTAATACGATTGTTGGTCCAACAACCACGGATCAAGGAACTGTACCTGTGAAAACAAATCAAGTGGTGACTTGGTAACAGGAGATCCTGTCATGATACGTCTGTATTTTGCTAGCTCTGCTAACTTTAGTATGTTCTTTGTTCGTGCGGCAGAATGATTTTTTATTGTCGTAGACTCATCAACGCACATCAAACAATTATTTCTAGTAAGAAAACTTTTCGCAAAGTCTTTGCCACGCACTGTGGATAACGCC